ACATCTATTTTAGGGATGCTAGTAATACCTGCAACGATTGCGCCGATCATTAGGCCACCGCACCAATAATAGTCCAGGCATTTGTGCCAGTCTTAACGCATACTGCAGCCTTATAACGGGCTAATACGGGCGCTGAGCTAGTTGTACCTGCACTTGTAATAGTAGTTGTGCCCGGTGTTACTGCGTTAATTGTTGTAACGCCTGCACCTATCTGTAGCACGGTTATAGCTGTGCCGTTAGGAAAGGCTAACGTAGCATCGGTAGGTATTGAGAACGTGTTAGCGGATGCGTTATTCATCGTTACTAGCACTTGGTATTGGTCGGTTGAAACCGCTGTATAGGTAGTGCCTGTTTGAGCATTAAGGGTAAATGCCACTAGGCCATTAAACATATTGCTAGTTAGCACGTCACCCGTAACGCTTGGGAATCCTGTTGCCATTTTTTATCTCCTTAGTATGAAAGTACGTTTACGCCTAGAACGCCATAGTTAGCATTACCAATAATAAACCCGTCAATTATGGGCTCTAGTGTAGTAAAGGTAGTGCGCCATTTATTCGGGGTAACGCTATGTGCCACGCCGAAAACTTGAAGTGTTTTTGTCAGGGTGGATGCACCTGGTTGGTTAGTAGTGATAGTTACTGGGTCAAAGAAATCAAGATCAAGCGCGGCTAATATGCCATTGGCGTAATTATCTGTGTAGAGGTCTAGCTCGATGGCATCGCATCTAACGCTGGTTTCGGCACGGCTTGCTACATAAGCGCGTGCATAGTCCAGGGCTACTGCATCGGTCTGCATGAGCAAGTTCTGAATATTGTAAGTATGAGCAAAATATTTCTCAACACTAGCTGCATTTGTGGAATTCATAACGCTGCCACCTGTGCGAGTCACGTTCGCCTGGTTAAATATAAGTGTGTCATCAAGTCGCCATACAGCATTAAAATAGCCGATGTCACTCCCGTTATCGTTAAATACTGTAGGTGTGCCGCCGATGCTGGCCGTAGTTACTGATCGATCTTGAAATACGAAAGATCCAGATGCATCAACGTAGAACGCGCCGTACTCGCTATTGGTAACAGTTTGTAATGCGGCTAGAGATGTACGAGCTGTGCCGGGGTCTGCCTGCATAGTAGTTAAACCTGCATCAACGTCACGCATAGATTCTGGCCAAACAATCTGGTCAAGGATTTGGTCAATTCTTGTGCCACTAAGATCGCCAGCGGTTGCACCTGTAACTGTACTGATCTGTGCATTTTGAGCCAGTCTTAGGGCATCTACGGCTTGTATCGTTGTATAAACTACATCGGTAGCATTTTTAGGGGTAGTGGTTGTGTAGCTGGTAATAAACCCTGAGAACATCGGATAAGTAGTGCCGCTATAAGTAGCCGATATAGATACCTTACGCATTGGATCTAGTAGGCCAAAATAGGGGCTGCTCGGGTTTTGTGGGTTAAAATTGCCGTTCTGATCCACGATGCGCAGGGTTAGCGTACCTGTCTGGAACTCATCTGCCTGGGCATTACGGCCGCGCTTAATGCTTACGCTATCTACTACGTTACTTACATCTACGATAACTGCAGCTGAGTCTGCCAGTACATTAGTACCGAGTATGCCTTCTCCGATAATAAATGCCTGTGCGAAACTAGGGCCAGTAGAAAAGTTAATGACCGCGTTAATAACTGGGACTGTCATTAAGGAAGTTCCAATAAAGATCCGGCAGCTATGCGTGGCAAACCCTGCCTATTAGCATTTAGTAGCGCATCGTTTACTTTGTTAGTAAAATCATCACCATCTAATACGTTGCCTTCAATATTGATAGTAATAGACGGGGCGTTGCTGTATCCCAAATCAAAGTTACGATCTCTACTTTGGTAAGGGTTAAAATTCATACCAGCGGCAGGCATGCTATTTGTGCCAAATTGTGCCAAAGCATCTACCGCAACCTGCGTTTCTGCGACAGATGCAGCGGCAGCCTCAGCAGCCTCAGCAGCGGCAGCGGCAGCGTTTTCCACCTTGGCCAAAATTTCATCAATGGTGTCATCCTCTGCAAAAATACTTGTACCGCCACCAGTACCAGCACCGCCTGCAGCAGCAGCAGCAGCAGCGGCAGCAGCAGCAGCAGCGGCAGCAGCAGTTTTAAGATCGTAGTTACGATCTGCGTTTTGACTTGGATTAAAATTGACACCCGGAACTAAACCAGGAATATCTTTTATGCCTTTGTTAAATTTACCAAGCTCTAATAATGCTAAAGCTAAACTGCCTGCCCATGTAGCAAACGGATCTTTAGCTTCACCGATTGCTAAGAGATCAGCGGCTATCTTGGCATTTTTTGCTTGGATCTCCTCTAACTTCTTGGCTAATGCCTCTGCTTTATCTGCGTTGCCATCCTCGATAGCCTGCATAAGCAATAGGCGTACTTTTTCTTCTTCGGTTATTTTGCCTTTTAGGGCAGCTGCTATTTGAATTTTTTGTATCTCAAATACGGCCGCAGCCTTATCTAATTTTGCTTTATTGGCAGCAGCTAATTTATCGGCCTTAATCTTATTGGCAGCGGCTTTTTTGTCGGCTAGGATCTTGGCCGCTGCGGCTTTAGCTTCACGTTCCTTTACGAAATCGCGGCTAGGGCCACCTGATCCACCTGTGAACATACGTCCAGCCTGGTTATTAAGTAAACGCATCTCTGAGCCCATATTAGCAAGGATGCTTATGTACGCGCCGATTACTGGAATAGCCTGGACATAGGCATCTAAAGGTAATTGGAAGGCTTTACCTGCTACTGGTATCTCTTTTAATTTTTGAATAAATACGCCAATGCCGCGAATAATGTCGGCAATATAAAGTGAAGTTTGCTCTAGTCCTGTGTTTAACTGGTCTATGCTTGTATCACCGCTAAGCAATTTTAAAGCATCTACTAAGCCTTCGCCTATAGTTTCCTTAGCATTATTAGCAGCTACTTGTAATTTGGCCAACTGGCCTGCATAACTGTTGGCTGCGCTAGTGGCTTGACCAGCAAACAAGGTAGTTAGTTTTTGCTGTATATCCTCAAACTTACCCGATGCTAATTCGGCTTTAGATATACCAACACCTAAACGGCCAATAGCGGCATTTTGTCCTAAATAGGCTTTTTGTAAACTTTGTGAAACCTGAGTAACTGTCTTGCCTGTACCAGCTGCAATATCTAAAGATAGGTTTAATAATTCTTGTGACTTACTAACTGACCCGGTGGCTCGCAATAATCGATCCATCGCTGGGCGTAGTTCATCATCAAGTACGCCAGTCTGTTGCTCTAAGTTATCAATAAACCGACCAACAATAACTGTATTGTTATCGTAATTAAGGCCTAGGTTTTTAATTGTTACGCTTAATGATCGTGCAGCATTATCATCCTCTATAAATGCTTTAGCCGATGACTTGGCAAAATTTATTACAGCAGTAGCACCGAACGCTACGCCAAAAGTTTTAGCTAGATTTTTAACATTTTTTTCTAATTTTTGAGTAGCGGTTTCAGCTTGTTTGAAACCTTTAGCATCGAAGGTTGAACCTAGTTTAATATCTGCAAATGCCATTAGGCGGCCTTACTAAACGTTTGTTTTTCAACGCGCTTATAGAATTCTCTAATGGCAGTATCTATGGCTTTATTGGCTGCACCTTCTGCTACGCCCCGGCTTTCAGCCCATGCCCGAAATATAAAACGGCCTTGGCCTTTTAGACTTGGCGTAACTTCGCCTAAATTTTCAATAAACTTAGCACCTGCATTAGGATTTACAGATCGGCTAACGCCTTTAGATGTACCCGATGCCTTAGCACCTACCCATGTTTGCGGCCGTCTAGCAGTTTCATAAATTGAACCAGCTGCAGACTTGTTAATAATTCTAGCCATAGATGTAAAGCCTCTACTATCACGCTTACTAGGGTTAGTTTCTAAAACTATATTTCTTGTAATTGTTTGATAGTTGAATACTGGAAAGCGCGCCTCAGAATACGAACGCGCTTCCCAGCCACTCATAGGGGATTGACTTGGCACGAAACCCCTGGCTTTTTTTACAACAGGCATTAAAGCTGCTTTTAATTCTTTTTTTAATTGCTTTTCAAGATCGGGTGTAAAGTTGCGCAAGGCTTTGCGTAGATCAACGTTTCCGCGTATTTCTACTTTGGGCATTTTGCATCTCCTTATTTCGATCTTTCATCGCTTGCAATAAAGCCTTAAACATCCTGCTATCTAGTGCTAGTAAATCATTGGGCGGTATAGACGTTTCTAAACTGATCCGTGCGACCAGGTAAGTAAACGAATCCCGCCCTATCGTTCCGGGTCATCGTCTAACACTTCCACCTTGGCCAGCATCTCAACGAAATCTGCACCGAATAATGGAATTGTTACAGATGCGCGCTTTAGACACTCGTAAGCCAGCCAGAACACATCAGACTGCTTTTCATCATCTCTAAAGGCCTTATGAAATCCTTTACCTTTATACGCTTCAAAGGCAAACTCAATAGCTGGGGTTATCTGATGCTCAGTAACCTCGCCTGTTGCCCTTGTTATTTTGAGTTTAGCCATTTTTTTGCCCTTTCGTAGTTAGGTTAAAACGCAACTGTAGGAGATACAGTTACAACGGAATTGACTGTGAAAGATAGGCTAGACATAGCTTCATCGGCTACGCCACCGCTACCTAGAGGTGTTAGGTTATTTACCAAGATGTTAAATTGGTATGAAGGATTAGCAGCTGATACAGCTGTACCTTTTACTGTAATCATTGACACGGCTAAAGTTTGACCAGCGGCAGCGTTTAATGTTGCCATAACTTGGCCAGCTGCCCAGTCATTTAAAAAGTCAATAGATAATGTTGCAGCTTGCAATCCAGAAACGTAACGATGAGAAAGATCGCCCATCGCAGTAACCTCAAGCTCGTCAAAAGTTTGAGTAAGAGTAGTGGCCGTTACATAACTCGAGATGTCGATGCTAGGTACTGTTGGCGCGGCTGCTGTGGCAAGTTTAATGCCAACATTGTTATTTAAATAAATTGCCATTTTGTTTATTCCTCGTCTGTTTTAGTAGTGGCTTTAGATGGTGCTGCGTTTTCTTTTACTTGGCCAACTTTAATTAGCCAAGCTAGATCAGTTTCGTTACTCATGGTTTAACTCCAGCTCGTTAGTATGGATATATTAAATTCGGCTGTTAGTAGATCGCCGCTATCTGCATTTAATACGCCAGGCGCGCTAACGCTAGTTATATTAAATACGATATTAGATGCAGCTAGTTTTGTATAAGCTGCAACAATAAATTCCTCGATACCCTGAAGGTTGCCCTGGTTATCCAGCATTGGACACGTCAGCAAGATCCGAAAGTTAGCCAGGGGTGAAATAGTTATTTGGCTGTTATTGCTTGGTGTGAGATATGGGTCTGCCGGTAATACCACGCAGCTGTTGGCCAATATTGTGGCGGGTGGATAACTAAATACCGACCAGACTCCAGCATTGGTTAAAGCCGTTGCGATGGTGCTACGCAGCGTGGTAATGGCAGCGGTAGGCATTTACCCCACCATGCTATTCGGACTCATGTACGGGGCTAGTAGGCCGCGTACCTTGCCTATCATGCTGTTGCCCATGCGATAAGGATTAAAATTTAAGCCGTCTGGGCTTACTCCACCTGTCGAGCTGACCTGCCTGGCCTGCCAAATATCTGTTGCCAACATCATCGCAGCTTGTCTAACGCTTGCTGTATTAACGTAGGTAGCAGTCTTTGTATCTGCACCTACAGCTGCGCCTGATGGCACTACGCGCCTAAAATTTTCATCTGCTGCAACCTTGGCATATTGAATAAAACTATAGCCGCGTGGTTGCTGGTAATAATTAAGTTGCATATTAAATGCAGGCAATAAATTTGTAGTGCCTGTGCTAAAAGGTAGCGTGGCAGTAATTGTGTAAGTGCCGTTAAATGTCGAGCCAGCCCCGGATATGGTCACGCTTTCGCCTGTTGTAAATAGTCCGGGGTTGGCCAACATTACTGTCGCAACGTTGCTTACCAATGCAGTCCCCACGACTGGCGCAGAATCAAACCAAAGGAAACTGTTAATTTGATCCTGTGCGGCTTGGCAGCACTCCTCGACTGTGCTATCTGAGTAAAGAGTACCGATACCTAAATTGGAACGTAGCTCGGCTACTGTCACATAACTAGCTGGCATCGGTACTCCTTACTTAGTAGGGGTCGATGGGCGAAAGGGCTAATCGCCCACCGACTATTAGGGTTATTTCTTAGGTGAAGTTGTAACGAATAATTCCCTTAGGCATCTTGGCGATTGTTGCCATGTAACCATAAATTGCCACCTGGACCTGTAAATTTGAAACCACATTTACACTCATATATGCCTGGGGTGACTGATAAACAGTAAATGCTTCTGGTGCAAGGATAATTGCTGAGTCATCAACAGTTGTTGTTGCTGCAAAGTTCTTATCAACATATAGATCAAGGCCAAGCACGTTGCCGCGAATACTGCCAGGCTGAATTAGGCCGCCACTATTCATAGGTTGAGATGCCGAATAAATTGGGCGACCTGTTGTATCTGATGCACCCATAAGTAGTTGCCATTGTGATCCGTTGGCGATGTAGTTCTGTGCGTAGTAACCAGTTGCCTCATAAACAAGGCGAGCAGCTTCTGATGCGTAACCGATAATGCCTGCTGATGTAGCAGCTTGTGCAGTAGTTGCAACAGTACCTGCAGTAATCAACGCAGCATTAACTGTTGTGTCAAGTGTCTTTAGGTAAGCATTTTGTAGTTGCTGTGTTAGTTCTGCATAGAAGTTAGGATCTGAACGTTCTAGCAGTTCAATGCTAATTGTATTCATACCTGAATATTTATTAACTGTACCTGATAGGTATTCTGTAACCATACCTGTGTTAGCAACTGCGCCTGCTTCTGCCTCGACTGTTACAACTGGTGCAACGCCTGACTGTCCGCCTGCTGATGTAACAAGTGATGGCACGTTAATTGTCATGCCGCTTGCTGGCAATACGCCGCGTGAACATGCATCAATAGATGGTGTACCAAAACGTGTATTTGTTGGGAACTCTGATAGGTACTGTGTTGGGCTAAATGCAGGGTTAGTGCTGAAAGAATCATCTGCAGCTGTTACATAAAGCATTGAGTCTTGATTGCCTAGGGCAGCCTTGATCTTATGCTCTGTGTACTTTGCCATAGATGTAATTGGTGTGCGTACTGTCTGGCTGTCTAATACGGATGGGCGAATAATTTGGCGAGCTGCTTGAACTGGTGCAGCCTCGACTGGTTTTTCTGCCGGTACATCCGGTGTATCAATAGGGGCTGTAGTCACAGCTGCCTCGCTTTCGGTTTCGGTTTCGGTTTCGATCTCTACGATTGTCGTATTGATCGTTGTGGTTTTTGTGCTGTTACTCATCGCTGCTTCTAGTTCGGCTTTAGCCGCACTAATATCAGAAACTGCGGCCGATTCGAAGGCCGCAGCTTCAACAAGGCTGACCTCTTTTAGGACAGCCGCAGTAACTAACAGGTAATTTTTCATCTGCTTAGACGCGGACACATCCACGCCTACGGATAAGCCAGATACCAAATTTTCCTGCGCCAACAAGATAGCGTCCTGTCCCCGGCTGCTACTTGAAATCTTGAAGGATGCATAAACGCCATCTGTGTTATCGCTAAAGCTTGTAGCACGGCCAACTGGCTTAGTGCTGTCATGCTGCATTAACAATTTAATTTTTGTTGCATCTGGAATTGCTATAGATCCTTTTTCAAATACAACCGGGCCAGCAGACGTATAACCGACTTCATTGTATGGCGCAATTTTGCCTGAGATCATGCGGCGATCTCCATCGGCCGCTTCGATCGCGTTATTAAACGTTAAGTGCAACATTTGCAGTATCTCCTGATCCATTTGGTGTTAGCTGTTCCATCTGTTGAGCTTGTGCAACATCGATTAAACCTAGGTTTAACATTTTCTCTATTGCATCTAGTCGCGCCATAGTGTCTGCGCGTAAGAAAGTTTCATCAACAGCAAAACGCACACGATTACCATGCGCGGTTATGTCATCCATGCTTAAACGATTTTCGATTGCGCTAATAAATGGCTGTAATGAATAAGCCACGAATTCTTTACGGCCATCTAAAATATTTTGATAAGTCATGCTGTTATTCATATCTGCAGAAATGTAATATGCCGGTACGTTCATTAAACGCGCAATTTCAGTAGCAAGGTATTGGCTACTTTCGTTGTATGTCATATCTTTAGGACTAAAGCCTAAATTTTGCGCCTCTAAAGTGCTAGTCAAATATGCGGTACTGCGATTAGTACGCGCTGATTTCCACGCAGCTAGTAAGCCTTGGATTTGTGCTTCTGGTAGATCAGCACCGGTATTTTTTAAGATCGTGGTTGCCATTGGCGTAGCAGCTGCAACTGCTGCAGCCTTTTGAATATCTAACGCAGCTTGAATAGTGCGGCCACCAGTTTGTAATACGCCAGGCAGTAATGATTGAAATGTAACTAGCGAACCAATACCACCCATAGGTACGCGAACGCCATTTACTGAGTAATACTCAACTTCATCGCCGTACTGGTTTGTAGTTACAGTAACGCGAGTATTTGGGATAAATTCAAAACCTGATGGGCGGCCATCGTCTGCGTAAAGCGATGTAACGCGCCAATATCCAACGCCATAAAATAGCAAGGCATCTACTGTATAAGCCAAGGTAACGCTAAGCGGTTGGCGTATATCTGGTTGCTCTAGCCATACCGGGGATTCTAATTTCTTGCCTGTAGATTTTTTATATAGGCCTAGTTCGATGCTTGATATAACGCCTGCAATTAAATTGCGGCAACGGCTAACGCTAGGTACTTGCAACGCAGTATTGCGATCAAGCGCAACGCCATAACCATAATTAGATAGGCCGCTGTTATAGCTGTACATGCCAGCGCCGTATGTACTGTCCATGATGGCAGGCGCATATTGGGCAGTAACTTCTGCCTTAGCTTTTAACCCTAAAGTTTCCAGTAATCCCATAAGTGGGATTTTCTCAAATTGTCAAGCACATTACCGATTCTGCTCGGCGTGTCGCAAGACAAAACCCCCGAAACAAGTCGGGGGTTTTGTTGCGTTTGGCTTCCAAACTTTACGCAAAACATAAATTACATGTAACTACTGACATTAGTCAAGCATTTAAGCATAAATTTTGGCTTCCTGTACGGGCTGGGCAAGTATATGGATCACCATAGCCAGGCCGATAGCAATATCTACAGGGCCAGCAGACTTGCGGCGCACGATACGCCAGGCTGAGTCATTGATCTTAGCTGCGCTGTTATTCATGTGCTGTACTAGCAATTCTTGGCCGCTATGGGCTAGGCGGCCGTTACTTAGGGCATCGTGTAGATCGCTACAAGCTGTATAGAACTCAGCACCCGATACATCGCGAACTGCAACGCCAGATAGTTCTAGCCGCTTGGCTATCGATGCGGTTGTGTACTTGTCAAAGCAAACTGTGCGCGGATAGTACATATCGCACCAGCCTTTAATACTAGCTGCGATCTTTAGCTCATCTACGGCTACCTGGTTGTTATAGGTTTCCAATACGGCAACGCCTACGCGGCCATCTGGTAATAGCTGCCCCATAACAAGGCTTGCATCTCTACGGCTCGGGGATACGTCAAAGGCAAATACTGTAAGCGGCCCCGGGGACATTTTAAGGGCGGCATCGCTGGTTGCCTCGATCGATCCGTATGGCCAAGGCGATTGCAGGCTGTCGATCCATTGGCACAAGGTTTCGGTTCTAAATTGCTCTACCGATTGCGTGTTAAGGGCTTCCTCGATCGACTCCATAGTGATCGTATGGCCTAACGCAGGATTGGCCGCTATCCAGCCTGCGCGGTCGGTTATCTTGGCAAACTGTGGCGCGCTGTATTCGTAATAGCCAAAGCTCTTAGATGAACTGGATAATGCGCGTTCACGCAGCTGGTTTAACACGATACTAAAGGCATCTCCGCTATTGCTACACATTAGGGTCTGGGCATTGGCTCGGGCGCGTGTAGTCGGTAGCGCAGCTGCGTAGCCTTCCTCGGTGATCTCACGTACTTCATCTATGAATAGCAGATCAGCTGTACGGCCACGCGATCCGTCACGGGTAGCAGCTACAACATCTAGCCGTGCGCCATTTAGCAGCTCGATCGACTCCGTGCCATTGGCATACCGGATCGCCTTGATCTGCTTTTTAAGTTCTGGGCTGCCTTCGATTGCATAGGCTACTTCTCTAAAAGTAGCTAGTGCCATGCTGCGATTAGAGGACATAATCAGGATTTTCTTTTCATCAAATAAGAACATGCCAGCCAAAATACGCATACGAGCAAGGTGCGTTTTGCCGTTCTGCCGGGCGCATAAAAGTAGGTTTGTCTTGCGGATAAAACCGCCATCCTTATCCACACGCAACATATCCTCTAGTACGAATCGTTGCCAGGGCAATAACGGGTAGCCAATTTTCTCTGCTAGTTCTGAAACCTCATCGATGCGGCTTTTGCCTTTCAAGTATGGGCTGTGAAGGCGTGGCTCAACTAGCCCCCGCTTGATCGGTTTAACTTTGGTAGTCATCCTGTCGGGCCTTGGCTCGGTTGTCCTAAACATGGGCCTGTTTGAACCTGTACCAGCGTGATCGGGGAGGTACGATTTGAAAAGGCAAGGGGGGTAGGGCCTGTGGCTAAAAAACTGCCCTGTGACCTGTTGCCCTTGCTTACGTTGCACCGCTTACAAGCTGCCACCATGTTATCCATATCCATCACATCACCTTGCTTCGATATAGGTACTACATGATCTACCTGGTTAGCATCACCACCACAGTAATAGCAGACGTAATTATCTCGATGCAGTACCCGTAGCCTAACCATCTTGTACCCAGCCGACAGCCTAGGATCACCGCGCTTAGCCATTAGTAGTGCCCAGTCTTTAGATGATAGGCCAACGCCTTGCATGGTGTGCCATATCTATGGGCTATGTACTTGAGTCCGGCATCTATCTGCATATAAGGGTTATTAACCTTTAGCTTTAATAGCTGTGGTATTCCATAAGCTGTACTGTGTTTGTTATCAGCTCTTGGATTCCATTTAGATTCTAAGTACCAAAGCTGCTCTAGACATAGGTATTGCCTATGGTTAGTTAGTTTTATATGACTATAGAGTTTATATTTTTCTTTCTCTATATCATTATTATTAATCGCATAAGCATTATTATTAAGTGCGATTACAAGAATAGATGGTAGCACATACCACCAAATCCATTTCAATTTACGCGGGATCTTGGGCGTGTCGCTACTCATCGCACTCGTGCTTTTCATCTGGGTTAAAGCTGCAGAAGTAGCAGCCTGCGTTTTGTCCACAGGTTTTGCACAGGTACTTAAACTGTATTGAGTCACAGCATGAGTTATAAACAGCGTTATCCGCAACTGTGTAAAACTCCTGGCCAAGTCGCTTAGTCATCTTGGTCGCCTTCAGCTTCGACTTGCTTCATAAGATCCTCAAAGGCAGTCATAACATCTTGCGGCGTTTTAAATGTATTGCTGTTCTCGGCTATGCGTTCGGCCATTTTCCAGTCATTGAGATCAGTCATTATCGCCCCGAATAGTGGCAACGATCTGTTCTACTAACGCGCCTACGGCTAGGTTGTCGCACACCTGGCATACATGTAACGGCATGAACTTGTGCTCGATCTCTTTAGCTAGTAGTTCCCTTAGATCTTGCAATATCGTACGCATCTCTGTATTACTCATTTATCTTTACCCCATCCAGTTCCCTTAAATATAATTGAAGGTGCGCTAAACACGCGATTCATTGGGTAGCTGCAGCACAAAGGTGCGCTGTCGCCGTGTGTGCTTACCGGGTGATTCATCTCTAGCTCTACGCCGCATTGATCGCAACGATACAAGTAACTAGGCATCTTGTCTGTCCTCATAGCCATAGATGCCACAGCCTAGACACTGTACGAATACTTTATCTTTGGCTGGATGAGTAAACTCAGTAATTATTGCATGCGGTTGTACGCCATAACCCTGTAGTGCGCACACACGGCATTTAATCCTCATTGATTCCATATACAGACTTCCTTAATGCATCCATCTCGAATAACTCACGTTGAGATACCCAGTAATTGCCATCAGCTGCGTTGTAATACTTGGCTTTCTTAGCCCATAGCACGGGCATCCAGCCGATGATTTGATATACCGGACTTTTATTACAGACAAGGATTGCTACATCGCTAAGGCGTGGGTAATCCTTATGAATAATCAAGTGCCCATTTATGTATTTAGTCCACTTAACCTCGAACCCTAGATTGCCTAAAGTTATGTCGGCTTCATCGTGGAAAGTGTTTACAGTAGGTATAAAGTTACGGATACCCATGTACTGCGCTACTGCTATCTCTGCGCCAGCGGCTTCACTATGCTCTGCTACGAACTCGTGAAAGTTTATCTTTGTGTTATATCGGCCAGCATGGTCGGGCGTATTAGCCTTCTCGCCTGTGCTACGGGCAAACCCACTAGCTGCTGCCTGTAACTCCTGCGATCGATCTAAGATTACCTGGACGATCTGAGCCATCTCGGTTATAGCCATATTGGTTTGCATTGATCGCCCCGTGACTTACTGCTACAGGTATAGCCCCGGTATTTATTGCCTGTTTTCTCGCTTACGCCTTCTTTGTAAACCATGCGGCCGTGTGAGCAGATAGGCGCAGGATCTACGATCTCGCTGCCTAATTGCGCTTTGATGTCTGCAATAGTTTCAGCTGCAGGTCGCACACTTCCCACGCCTTCAACCTTTACTGCAGGTACAGCAGTAGCCCATAGATCAACCTCTACTGCAGGCTGAGCCGCTAAGCGTTCCACCTTCTCCATGTCTTGGCGTGTAGGCCGTGCATCGCTAGGCATCAGTAACCCGATGGCTCGACCGATTGCGCTGGTGCTGCAATTCTCAATCCAAAAGTCCCTGTTTACGCCTCGATCAGTACGCAGCTCATATGCATAGTCCACAGCCGCCGGTACTACATCCTCATGCTCACGGAATACGCTGGCACGGATGATTACATAACCATCTTTGACGTTTATCTCAACGATCTCAGTAATGATCCTGCCTGAGATATGGGTTTCTCTAAACCGCTTAATGCGGCTGTTCACATCCTCATAATTATTTAGGTCAAAGGCCATTATTTGACCACACGATCACTAGCTACACGCATACCAGCTGCGCGGCCACGATTGTAGCCATCCTTCACGCCTTCTTTGTAACCGACTGACCAACCTACGATAAACCAAGCAATACTCACCATTATTACGAATACTGCTACTTTTTCTATATCCATTTACTTCGCCCTTGTTTGGGTTAAGCCGTGCTACACCGAATTAGGTAGCCCTGCCTAACGTGTAAATAAAGGGTAAAGCCTGGCTCTGACATCGGTCAATAACCGACACGCCCTAACGCTGTAGCAACATCTCGTAGATGCTATCCACCTTGGCCTCTATGCGATCTACTCGACCCCTTAGGTTATGGCCGCCGTTATTGTCTATGCGTAATTCGCTTAGGTAATACTTAACGAGATGACGTACCAGCCCAGCCGCAAACCCAATAAGGGTGCAGATTGCTATGGCTATCGCTAAAAGCGACTGGGCGGCAGTCATTACTTTACGCCGAAAGTAGGATCGCTAGGGTTCATGGCACGCATCAATGGGCCAAGTAAACCTGCAACGAAGGCATTAGCTAGTGTCTTTGGATCGGTGATACCGGACATGTAAAGTGCAGCAGCGCAGCTAACAGCAGCGCGTAGGTAGGACAGGCCAGCGGCCTTAGCTTGTTCTTTCATGGTCTTACTCCTAAATGCCCTTAGTTGACTTGTGTCAATACTGCAACAGTATTAGTACCGCTGGCAACGATGCCGTATAAAGCCTCGTTATCTCCTACGGGTATTTGTAATTTATCTGTGTTATCCATCTTATAACCATTGGATGTAGTAACACTTGCATTACCTATATAAACCGCACCGCCGCCTAAGTTATGCAGCTGTACTGTTTGATCCATAATATTTGCAGCTACTAAAAGTGTGGCTGTAGTTCCTACTGATATTTGTGCGCTATTCGGCATAATTTAGTCCTAACTTTTCTATTAGTTTTGCGGCTTTTACAGGGTCGATCCCTACCTCAAAATGCATTTCATCTTTGCGTGTCCAAGTACCGCCCCAATTTAGGCCGTACTTGCGAGTCAATGCCAAGATCATTGGCACTTTCTCAGCTGGAAACGTGCCAGCCTTGCCTAGCGGATGCTTAGTCGCGTTTAAGTCTATGGCTGTACCGCTGCTGTGATTGCTTAACTTGCCCGGTACGCCTCTAACATCGCGGTAGCAGTAGCCCCAATCATCTAACGCACCGCCATCGATCGGCTCGATCAATTCATTAAAGGCCTCTGCAAAAGCAACCAATAAGGGTGCAGCAAAATAGGCACAGCGCAGCTTTACCTTGCTGCCCTTAATTGCGTAAGACTTGATACGGATTGACTCAACATCCTTAGATGCTGGCCAGCCGTTATAACTTATTGCCGTCATCTGGCACTATCCATTGGCATGTAGTTTCATCAAAGCCTGTAGCGTTATCGGGTTTAGGTGCAATAAACGCATCGCGCAGTTCATCGTAAGTATCGCCTATAGCAGCATATTTTTTGCGTATCTTGGCGTTATAGCTAGTACGCACGATCTTGTAACCTGTTGAACGGCTGCACCAATCCTCAACACTTAGGCCTTCGATAGTTTCATTTTCATCTACGCCTACGCTGACATTTATAACAATATTGTTTTCATCTAACCATGCGTAATGAGCCATTATGACACCGTTACCGTTCCGCCTGTTGCAGCTGTGATTGCGTAATATCTGTATGTAGCATCTGTTGTAGTAGATGTAGTGCAACCTGTAAATGTAGCTGAGTTTGCTAGTAGCATTTTTAATCTAACAATACCTGACCCGCCCGAACCAGGGTTGCCGTTTGCATTTTCAAAACCACCGCCACCGCCGCCACCTGTGTTAGCAGTTCCAGATGTACCACCGCCGCCAAAGGTTGAGCCGGCACCGCCGCCGCCAGTACCACCAGCACCGCCAGTCCCAGTAAAGACAGTTGTGCCACCACCGCCACCTGCATAATAAACAGATGAACCGCTAATTGAATTGGCAATACCAATACCACCAGCACCGCCATTTGTGCCATTTGTTGCTGTTGTACCTACTCCACCTGCGCCACCACCACCACCTGCTGCAGCTTCATTAGGTGAAGGCCTACGACCACCACCACCGCCAGCATTACCATAACCAGTTGCACCGCCTGAGTTGCCCTGTGTCGCAGCACCGCCTGTAGTGCTGCCTGGGCTTGCAGGTGGCGTTGAACCACCACCGCCCGAACCACCAGCAACACCAGTATTTGTAGTGTTAAACGATCCACCGCCACCGCCACCTACAGCAGTAATGGTATCCAAAACTGTATTAGCACCGC